GTCTATTGAAATTTGGAAGAACTTTATAAGTTCAACTGGTCTAGATAGAAGCAAGAGTTTCTAAATTATTATTTATTCAATTATTTATATTAAAGATATTTTAAGATTATAATTTTAATTATAACCTTTTTGGAAATTGTATTAAAACAATTTAAATATATATTATGAGATAACCATTTCTTGATGAAATGATTCTTTCTATGAAAACCGTAATTGAATAAATTACGATTCTCGTTTAAGTAAGTATGTTAAGATTACAAGTAGATATTGTAACCTTTTCGATAAAGATTATGGCACTTATTGTCATAACCTTTATCATATTCTATGGGGAGTTCCTCCTCGTCTTCTTTTCTTCATTTTATATTTATCGCCCATCACATATCGTATGAAAAGGATATTTTATTCTTAGTAATTAGTAGCGGGTATGTGTGGGTAGATCTTTCATTTTCCAAAGTATTATTCGAGATATCTTCGGATTTATCCCTGGATATTTAATGTTTTTTTGTGGAGAAAGCTTAGGGCTTTCACACGTGACGTTTTTTTTGAAGGAAAAATAACGGCTACCCCATATCAGTTATATAAACCTTAATTATCATAGTTGGGAATCTTTATTAATTTGATAACATACGTAAACACCTCTGAGGTTTAAAAATGGATACAGTTTAATGTATCGACACAGGTGCCCCATTACGATGCAACACAATGAATTAATAACCCCAATGTAAATATTTTAAGTTAGGTATTAGTAAGATATGGAATCAATGTGTAAAATGGACAAGTGCAAACAAGATAATAATATGGTAAACGGACTCGGCTTAAATAAAACGAACAGATTTTTGAAAAACATTCTTTCTATTGTTTTCAAGAAAGAATCTAATAGTTTAGATGGAGTTAATTTTTATGAAACTCTACAAAGTACTAATTCTCATTTTGTATTAGATTATAGAACTAAAGTTCTAATATCTATGTCACAAGACAATTTTATCAAGAAAGTTAATAATGTACAAACACAAAATAACCAACATAAGATTTATAATTTTAAACAGTGTATATTTCTTGTTATTAGAAAATCATTTAAACCACAGGCAGGATTTTTATCTGACGCCTTTGATGCTATTAAAAATGCTATAAATTTAGTAAGTACGAATATCCATAAAGTCAATAATTTAGTAGAATTCAGTAAAACAGCAGTAAAAAATGGCGACGCTTGGCTTTTATTTGTGGAATTATTTACTTTAATTTTAAATATTAGAGAAGGTTTTGTTACACCAACAACTATTCTAACAACTATTCTTTCAATGTATACAATTTGTAAGAGAGTATCAAATGTTTTTAAACCTCAATTTTTAGAATCGGACTCATATGAGGCCGCTTCAATATTTTTGTCGTTTATAGGTGTTCCTGACTCAATAAGTAAGATTTTGAAAGATTATACTTCAATTACTGGGAAAAGATTATTTTCTTCCTCTTTTGTTTTTGATTTATTATCATCTTTATATACTGTTTTTAAAATTTTCCTCAATTGGCTTAGTGATAATCTAGAGGTGACTGGTTTAATTATAACACCAATCACTCATGTTTTAGATTTTGTGTTTGGTAATATATTATGTTATTCTAATGTAAAAAATGTAGCAACCCTTTATACGAAATATACATCCTCACCGAATGTAATATTACAACCCGATTTTAGAAATCAAGTATCCCTTCTATATGATAGGTTGAAAGGAGATGTTATGTTTAGTGATTATGTAATGAACCATGAAAACCGATTTTTCAGAGAAATTTGGCATTTGTTTGTTAACAATTTAGTTAGATATGTAAATACTTTCACTAGTAGTGCTAAAGAAGAGCCAATTTGTATAGTTTTTGAAGGGAAACCTGGTAGTGGAAAATCAGTATTAATGAATAATTTCGTTGAATATTTGAAAAGTCAAAATAGAACCGTTTATGTACATTCCGTACCTCCTACTGAAGGAGGAAAGGATTTTTATGACGATTATGAAAATCAAGAGGTTTTTGTTATGGACGACGTTGGTCAACAGGGTAAATCCCAATGGAGAACAATAATTAATTTTGTTTCTCCAGTTAAATATCCCTTAGACTGCGCATCGGCTAATAAAAAAAATACGAAATTCTTTAATTCAAAGATAATATTGTGTACAACTAATGGATTTATGGATTTGAATGCCTTTACATCAAAAGACTGCATATCAGAACCGCAAGCCCTTTTTAGACGTTGCCATGTTATAAAGGTGGAGCGATCAATCCAATCAGACGAATCGTTCTTGCAAGACTTAAGTTATTTTAAGTTTGACCATGTTAATGACCAGAAATGGAAAAATTCTTTCTTGTATCACAATTCAAAAATCGAAATGCCTTCTAGTATTAAACGACAAGAGAAAATAAAATGTTTGACTTACATAAGAATGCTTTTATCCCGATTAGAAATTAATGAGGAAACAAATAGGCGATCAACCGAGATGACTAAAGATGATATCAATATGATGAACGTAGATACAATAAATTTTGACCCACAGTTCGATATTTTTACGAAACTCTCTGACTTTTTAGGTAAGTTATCTATTGAGTGGAAAGATATT